GTCCCGCATGTAGCGGGACAGAGCGGGACAGGCCCAACTGTCCCGCTGTCCCACCCCCTATAGGGGGGGACAGTGTGGGACACGAGGTGTGACAACCGACCGAAAGACGGTCAGAAAGGCAAGCAAGTGAGTGAGAAGTTAGCGGTTGAATTTATGATCCCCTACCCACCATCGGGCAATCACATCTGGAAACATACCCAGGCCGGTGCCCACTACCTGACGCCCAAGGCGCAGCTCTACTACCAGACCGTGGCCGTGGAAGTCATGCGCCAATCCGCGCACCGAGGGCTCGAGGGTCGGCTGGGCGTGCGGTGTGTGATCTACCCACCAGACAAGCGGCGCCGGGACATGGACAACGCCTGGAAGGTGATCTCGGATGCGTGCACCAGAGCCCGCGTGTGGATCGATGACAACCAGATCGATCAGCTCACCCTGTTCCGGGCGAGAGACAGCCAGGCCAAGGGGATGATCTCGATGCGGGTGTGGGTTTTGGAAGAAAGTGTTGCGAATCAAGCATGACGGTGTAGGATACGCAACATGAACAGCAAAATGCAGGGGTTTGCAGACATGGCAGAGGACAAGCCAAAGCGGCGCAAGATGCCGCCTAACGCCGGGAAAGGGCGCAAGGCGGGCGTGCCCAACAAGGTGACAGGGGATATCAAGGCAATGATCCTGGGGGCGCTTGAGCAGGCTGGTGGCCAGACCTACCTGGCCGAGCAGGCAGAGCAAAACCCAGGCGCATTCATGGCGCTGGTGGGCAAGGTGCTGCCCAAGGATCTCAAGGTCGATGCCCAGGGCAACATGACCTTTACGATCCTGACTAGCGTGCCAAAGGATGTCTGAGGTCATTGACCTAGGCTATCGGCCCAGGCAGTGGCAAGACACCTGCCACCGCAGGCGCAAGCGCTTTACGGTCCTGGCGCTGCACCGGCGAGCCGGCAAGACCGAGCTCGCGGTGATGGAGCTCATGGACAAGGCGCTGCGCTGCGAGTACGAGCTGCCGCTCTTTGTGTACCTGGCGCCATTTCTCAAGCAGGCCAAGGCGATCGCCTGGGAGCGGATCAAGGCCTACGCCAGGCGCATCCCAGGGGTGGAGATCAACGAGAGCGAGCTCTGGGTGCGCTTTCCCCACAACGGCGCACGCATCCAGCTCTTTGGCGGGGACAATCCAGACGGCATGCGAGGCCTGCGCTTAGACGGCGCGGTGATCGACGAGGTCGCGCAGATCAAGCCCGAGGTCTGGAACGAGATCATCCAGCCGGCGCTCTCGGATCGTAAGGGCTGGGCGCTATTCATCGGTACACCGAAGGGCATCAACCTATTCTCCGAGCTCTACTACCGGGCCGAATCCCTGCCCGATTGGTACGCAGCGCGCTACACCGTGTACGACACCGACGCGCTGGACCCCGAAGAGGTCGAGCGCTTAAAGCGCGACATGCCCGAGAACGAGTTCTCTCGCGAGTACCTGTGCGATTTCTCGGCCAGTGCCGAGGACCAGCTCATCTCGATCGCCGATGCCGAGGTGGCAGCCAGGCGCCACCTGCGCGAGGACCAGTACAACTTCGCAGCCAAGGTGATCGGCGTGGACCCGGCCCGATTCGGTGACGACAAGAGCGTGATCTTTCCGCGCCAAGGCCTGGCCGCATTCAGGCCCAAGGTGCTGGCCGGGATCGACAACATGCGCCTGGCCGACGCGGTGGCCGCAGCCATCGAGAAGTTCCGACCCGATGCCGTGTTCATCGATGCAGGCAATGGCTCGGGCGTGATCGACCGGCTGCGCCAGCTCGGCCACGCAGTCATCGAGGTCAATTTCGGGGGCAAGCCCATCGATCCCAGGTTTCTGAACAAGCGGGCCGAGATGTGGTGGGCGGTCAAGGATTGGATCGCCCAGGGTGGCGCCATCCCCAACATGGCCGATCTCAAGCAGGATCTGGCCACGCCAACCTACCACTACAACGCGGCCAACAAGCTCTGCCTGGAGTCCAAAGACGACATCAAGACCAGGATCTTGCGCAGCCCGGATACGGCCGACGCGCTCGCGCTGACCTTTGCCATGCCGGTGGCGCCGAGCCTCAAGTGGGCGCACCCCAGCCTGGACCGGCGGGGGATCGCGGTCGAGTACGACCCGTTTGCCCATGCTTGATTGCATGTTTTTGATTTCGGTGTGAAAATCGCAACCAGTTACAGGGAACGCAATGCAGATTGAGCAGTTCAACATCAAAGACCCGTGGGTCCAGGAGTTTCTGTGGCAGCACTTGGTTCCGACCGACATTCGATACGACTACACCAAGATCGACGCGATCAACTACATCTATCGCGAGGTGTTGAACGGCGACTGTCTGCTCGTGGGCTGCAGGGAATCGGGCGTGATGTTTCGATGCGTGGCGCGCAATCCCAAAGTGGTCGAGCCGCACATCATGGGCAACGGACTGCGCATGCGCTCTGTGACCAAGGCAGCAATCCAGCTCGCATGGCAGCTCGGTTACGAGCGCATCATCGTCTGGACGCAACATCCGCAGATCGCTGCAGTGATGCAGGCGATCGGATTCAAACAAGATGCATGCCTCCCGCGGTGTCATCTTGAGCATGGACAATTGGTCGATACATACGCACTGAGTTTCGAGAAAGGTGACTCGCATGAATAACGCACAACTTCTACACCTTGGCATCCCCGATCTGGACGAGGCCGCATTCCAACCCATCGGCCGCTCGATGCGTCTGTACGGCGGTGGCGGCAAGAGCTCAAAACCGCCTGATCCACCGCCACCGATGCGCCCGGCCGCTGCCGAAGAGCAGCAGATGATGGACGACACGCGCCAGCGTGAGCGCCGGCGCCAGGCCTTTGCAATGGGACGCGAGTCCACCATGCTCACTGGTGGCCAGGGCGTGACCGATGCGGCCACAACCGAGTCGAAAACACTACTGGGCCAGTAATGGACACCAAGCGCGAGCGGTTCAACCGCCGGCTGCAAGACCTGCGCATGGAGCGCACGTCGTTTATCGACCATTGGCGCGATCTGTCGGACTACATCTTGCCCCGACAATCGCGCTTTCTGGTCACCGATCGCAACAAGGGCGATAAGCGCAATCTCAAGATCGTGGACAACACGGCCACGCTCGCGGTGCGCACGCTCTCTTCCGGCATGATGTCTGGCATCACGAGCCCGGCGCGGCCGTGGTTCCAATTGCGCACGCCAGACCCATCACTCAACGAGTTCCAGCCGGTCAAGATGTGGCTGGACCTGGTGCGCAATCGCATGACCGAAGTGTTCCTGCGATCGAATCTCTACACCACGCTGCCGATCACCTACGCTGACCTTGGCGTCTACGGCACGCACGCATTCGCGGTACTTGAAGACGATGAAGACGTGATCCGCTGCCATCCATTCCCCATTGGCAGCTACATGGTGGGCACAAGCCACCGCGGTAACGTGGACACGTTGTATCGCGAATACCAGATGACCGTGCGCCAGCTCGCGCTGCAGTTTGGCCGCGACAAGCTCTCGCAGGCAACCAAGAACATGCTCGACCGTGGCCAGCTCGACACCTGGATCGATGTCGTGCACGCAGTCGAGCCCAATGATGAGTACGACGCACGCAAACCTCTGGCCAAGTTCAAGCGCTTTCGCTCGGTCTACTACGAGCGCGGCTGCGAGCAGGACATCTTCTTGCGCGAATCGGGCTTTGATGAGTTTCCGATCATGGCCCCGCGCTGGTCGATCACGGGCGAAGACATCTATGGCCATTCACCAGGCATGGATGCGCTCGGCGACATCAAGGCACTGCAGCTCGAGCAAAAGCGCAAGGCCCAGGCGATCGATAAGCTCGTCAACCCACCGATGACCGCACCGAGCTCGCTGCGTAACACGCGAGCAAGTCTGCTGCCAGGTGATGTGACCTACGTCGATGTGGCCCAGGGCCAGCAGGGCTTTGCTCCGGTCTACGAGATCAACCCGCGGATCAACGAGCTCATGCTCGACATCCAGGATAACCAGGGCCGCATTCGCCGGGCCTTCTTCGAGGATCTGTTTTTGATGATCGCAAACGACACGCGCAGCAACATCACGGCGCGTGAGATCCAGGAGCGCCACGAAGAGAAGCTCTTGATGCTCGGTCCAGTGCTCGAGCGCCTAAACGATGAGCTGCTCGATCCGCTGATCGATCGCTGCTTCAACATCATGGTCAAGATGGGCATGGTCCCGCCACCGCCTAAAGAGCTCGAGGGCATGGATCTGTCGGTCGAGTACATCTCGGTGATGGCCCAGGCGATGAAGTTAACCGGCATCACCGGCATCGAGCGCTTGATGGGCTTTGCTGGCCAGCTCGCGCAGGCCAACCCGGCCGTGCTCGATAAGATCGATTTTGACCAGGCGATCGATGAGTACGCCGCGATGGTCGGTGTGCCACCGTCTCTGGTGCTCGATGACGAGGCGGTGCTAAAGACTCGCCAGGATCGCGCTGCCAAGCAGCAGTACGCCGAGCAGATGGCCGCGATGACACAAGGCATCGAGAACGCGAAGACGCTATCGGAGACGCAAGTCACCGATGAGGCAGCGCTTGGCCAGATGATGAACGCTATCCGCGGGGTTCCCGCTTAAACCTGGAAAGGACAAGAGCTATGGGCTACAAGAAAGGCGGCGGTAAAAAGAAATGACCGAGAAGGCCAAGACATTCAACGCAGCCGATGAGGACCAGGTCAAGACGCGCAAGCGCAAAGACGAGCGTCTGCGCGAGCGCGAGCTTAACGATCTGCGCCTGGTGATGTCGAGTGTCGAGGGGCGACGATTTGTGTGGCGTTTGCTCGAGAAGGCTGGTGTGTTTCGCACATCATTTACGGGAAACAGCACCACGTTTTTCAACGAAGGCATGCGCAATATGGGTTTGATGGTACTAGGGGATGTGCACGAGGCTGCGGCCGAGGCGTACATCGTAATGATGAACGAATCAAAAGAAGGAGAAGGATCCAATGGCTGACGCAACAACGAATGCCGTGCAGGAAAACACCGCAAACACGGCACAAGGTGGCGATCAGGCTGGAGCTGCAAGCGTAATGTTTGGCGCGAATGCGCAGGGCAAAGCGGATGCAGGTCAACCTGCTGGCAGTACCAACACTAGCGGCGACAACGGCCAGGCGGCCGGTAACACGCAGACCGATAACAAGGATGCAAAACCAACCGCCCCCGAAAAGTACGAGTTCAAGGCACCTGAAGGCGTGGTGCTCGATCAACAGGCACTTGCAGAGTTCGAGCCAATCGCTCGAGAGCTCAACCTGACCCAGGAGCAAGCGCAAAAGTTAGTCGAGCTGCACACAAAGCAGTTGCAGAGCCAGGCTCAGTCGCAGACGCAAGTGGCGGCCAAGCAGATAGAGGCTTGGGTAGGCGAGATCAAGGCAGACAAAGAGATTGGCGGGGCCAATTTCGACACGTCGGTGCGTCATGCGCAGGCGGCTGCCAAGAAGTTTGGCTCACCTGAGTTCCTCGCAGCGCTGGACGCGACAGGAATGGGGTCGCACCCCGAGCTTGTGCGTGTGTTTGCGCGCATTGGTAAAGCGATGGCCGAAGATACGTTTGTGGCTCCCGGAAAAGAGAGCACAACGATTGATCCGGCCAAAAAGATGTTCCCAACAATGTCTTAATCGAAAGGAAAACTTAAATGGGTACTTTAGCAGCGACTCACCCCACGCTCTTGGATGTCACCAAGCGCATGGACCCGGACGGCAAGATCGATACGATCGCCGAGATTCTCAACCAAACCAACGAAATCCTGGACGACATGGTCTGGATCGAGGGCAACCTGCCCACCGGCCACCGCACCACGATTCGTACTGGTCTGCCCACTCCGACATGGCGCAAGCTCTATGGCGGCGTGCAGCCCACCAAATCGACCACCGTCCAGGTGACCGATTCGGTCGGTATGCTCGAGGCCTATGCCGAGGTGGACAAGGCTTTGGCCGATCTGAACGGCAACACCGCGGCTTTCCGTCTGTCTGAGGACCGCGCTCACATCGAGGGCATGAACCAGGAATTTTCCTCGACGCTGTTCTACGGCAATGAGACGACCGAGCCCGAGGCATTCACCGGCTTTGGCGCACGTTTCAACGACCAGGCAGCAGCCAACGGCGAGAACATTCTCACCAGCGCCGCTACGCCTGACTCGACCGACAACACCAGCATCTGGTTGGTGGTGTGGGGTCCGAACACTGTTCACGGCATCTACCCCAAAGGGTCCAAGGCCGGCTTGAACATGGAAGACAAGGGCCAAGTCACCATCGAGAACGTGGACAACGCAGGCGGCCGGATGGAAGCCTACCGTACCCACTATCGCTGGGACTGCGGTCTGTCGGTTCGCGATTGGCGCTATATCGTGCGTATCAACATTGACCAAGAAGATCTGGTCAAGAACGCCGGTAGCGGTCCTGATCTCGTCGATTTGATGACCCAGGCTGTCGAGCTCGTGCCCTCGTTGTCGATGGGCCGTCCAGCGTTTTACGTCAACCGCACGGTGCGCAGTTTCTTGCGTCGCCAGATCGCCAACAAAGTGGCTGCTTCTACGCTGACTATGGAACAAGTAGCCGGCAAGCACGTCACGATGTTTGACGGTATCCCGGTCCGTCGTTGCGACGCTATCACCAACACCGAGTCCGGCATTTAATCGGCCTCACCTAAGAAAGGAAATTGAAATGATTCTCGACGAACGCAATGAGTTTGCCGACGCTACCGCGTTAGGCACTTCTGGCACGGGCCGCCAATTGGTCGGTGATGTGATTGACCTGGGCGCGGTGTCGCAAGACATCGGCAACGGCGAGCCGTTGTACCTGGTTGTCCAGGTTGATACGGCTGTCACCTCCGATGGCAGCGCCACGGTGTCATTCGAGCTCGCATCCGATGCGCAAGCTGCGATTGCAACCAACGGCACTGCAACGGTTCACGTTGTCACCCCTGCCATTGCCAAAACGGCATTGACAGCAGGTGTCATCGTGGCCTCTGTAGCGCTGCCGATGGGCACCTACGAGCGCTACCTTGGCATCATTGCCAACGTGGGCACGGCAGCGGTTACGGCAGGCAAGATCAACGCCTTCCTGACCAAAGACGTGGCCAAGTGGGTCGCCACCGCCGACGCAGTTAACTAATCGGTGAGCCATGAAAGTACGAGCACTAGCTGACGGCTTTTATGGCGGCGAGCGCAAGCGGGCTGGTACCGTCTTTGAAGTCAAGGACGGTATCAAGTCCAAATGGTTTGAGCCTGTAGAGGCCTCGACGCCAGTTGGAAAGCCCAAGGCCAAGCCAGCCAAGAAGGATGAGCCGATTGCTTTGTCCGAGCTGCAAAAAGCGCAGCCTGTGTCCGAGCAAGAGGTGATCTAAACCCGCGGGGGCGTCATGCCCCCGCACTTTTTCGGAGAATTTGCCATGCCGATGGCTGACATGAAGATCAGTAAGACCGAGGCCAAAGAGCAGGCGCTGGGCATCGAGATGGATACGCCTGAGTATCCATACGGCCTGTCGATTAGCCTGGAGCAAGACCAGCTCGAGAAGCTGGGCATCACCGATATGCCCAAGGTGGGCGCCAAGATGATGGTGCACGCCAATGCAGTGGTCAAAACGGTGAGCGCATACGACACGCAAAACGGATCCGATAAGCGCGTCGAGCTGCAGATCACCGAGATGGAATTGGTACCCGGCGAGGGCAAAGACCCGGCCGAGATCATGTACGGAAAGGGCTAAGTCATGGCATCCGTGGTCCAGATTTGTAACATGGCGCTCGCCAGAATTGGCGTCACGTCGTTTATCTCGAACCTGAACGAGGCCACGAACGAAGCCCGCGTGCTCAGTCTGTTCTATGAGCCCATGCGCGATTTTGCGCTGCGCGATGGGCTTTGGAACTTTGCCAAGAAGCAGGCCAAGCTCGCCGATGCCGGCGCGCCACCTGAGCAGTGGTCGTTTAAGTACGCACTGCCTGATGATTTTCTCAAGGCCCGCACGATTCTGATGCCCGGCACGCCGGTGCTGCCTGGCACCTACGAGGTTCCTGGCCAGAGCGTGTTCATCTACGAGCAGCGCGTGCGCTACGAGATCGCCAACAGCGCCGGCCAGAAGGTGCTGCTCACCAACCAGCCCGAAGCGGAGCTGGTCTACACCGCACGCGTGGAAGACACCACGCTCTATGACCCGATTTTTGTCTCGGCGCTGTCCTACCTGCTGGCAAGCGAGATCGCCATGCCGCTCTCGGTGCAGCCCAATGTGGCCAAGCAGGCGCGAGATGCCTACCTGCAGACCGTCTCCACGGCCGCGGCGCACTCGATGAACGAGGCCTACGAGGGCATGCCGCCCGAATCTGAACTCACCATGATCCGCAGGTAAGCATGGGCAACAGCGTCATTCAACCTTCATTTACCGGCGGCGAGCTCTCGCCTTCGCTCTACGGGCGCGTCGATCTGGCCAAGTACCAGACGAGCTTGAAAACCTGCCGCAACTTCATTGCCATGCTCTACGGTGGCGTGCGCAACCGGCCAGGCACCAAGTACATTGCCAACGCGTACAGCAACTCGTACCGCTCGCGCCTGATCCCGTTTGCATTCTCGACCACGCAGACCTATGTGCTCGAGTTTTCGCACCTGAAAATGCGCGTCTACAAAGACGGTGGCCTGGTGGTCAACTCGAGCGGGCCTAATGTCGGGCAGCCATTCGAGCTCACCACGCCATACCCGGCCAGCATCCTGCCCGATTTGAAGTACACGCAATCGGCCGACGTGATGACGCTGGTGCACCCGACCTATCCTCCGCAGCAGCTCTCGCGTACCGACCACGACGCCTGGACCATTGCCGATTTGCAGAACAAAAACGGCCCATTCCAGGAAGTCAACGTTGATGAGGCCAAGACGATGTACGCATCGGCCGTTAGCGGCACGGTGACGATCACAACCAACTTCGATGTGTTTACCAGCGCGTTTGTGGACAGTTTTCTCTACATCGAAATGGCGCCCAACAAGTCGGTCGAGGCCTGGGAGACATCCAAGCGCACCTACATCAACGACACCATTCGCGCCAACGGGCGCTACTACAAGGCCACATCGGCCGATCCATCGGGCGGCAAGGCCCGCATCACCGGCACGCTGCGCCCCTCGCATACCGAGGGCCGCGAGTGGGACGGCACCGGCAACGAAGAGGGCGCGATCTACCGGGCGCCTGGCTCGTCAACCAACGCCGATGCGTTTGTGGGTGTGGAGTGGGAGTACATGCACTCGGGCTTTGGCATCGTGCAGATCACGGCCATCGGCGGTCCTCGCAGCGCCACGGCCGTTGTGACCAAGCGCCTGCCCGATGAGGTGGTGGGCTCGGGCAATACGACCTACCGCTGGGCATTCGAGGCCTGGGGTAACACGCAGGGTTATCCCTCATGCGTGACCTATCACCAGCAGCGCATGGTGTTTGCCAACACACCCTCGCAACCGCAGACGGTGTGGATGAGTCGCACCAGCGCATTTTTGGATTTCGCCACGTCCAACCCTACAGTGGACGACGATGCGATCACATTCACGATCGCCTCGCGCCAGGTGAACGCCATTCGGCACATGATCGCGATCGACAAGCTCGTGCTGCTCACAAGCGGCGGGGAGTGGATCGTCTCGGGCGGGGACCAGGACGTGCTCACCCCGGCCAGCGTCACGGCCAAGATCCAGGGCTACCGCGGCTCGAGCCAGGTACCGCCCATCGTCATTGGCAACACGGCGCTCTACCTGCAGGACAAGGGCCAGACCGTGCGCGATCTGGGCTATGAGTTTGCCAGCGATTCCTACACCGGCAACGATCTGACCATCCTGGCCGCGCACCTGCTCCAGGGCAAGCAGATCCAGGAGTGGACCTACCAGCAGGTACCCGTATCGTGTGTCTGGGCGGTGCGCTCAGATGGCGCGCTCTTGGGCATGACCTACATGCGCGAGCAGCAGGTGATCGGCTGGCACCGCCACGACACCGACGGCGTGGTGGAGTCGGTGTGCTCGATCTCCGAGGGCAACGAAGACGCAGTCTATGTCTCGGTGCGTCGCACCATCAACGGCACGTCCAAGCGCTACATCGAGCGCATGCAATCGCGGATCATTACCGACATCAAAGACGCATTCTTTGTGGACGCGGGCCTGACCTACGACGGGCGCAATACCAGCGCCAAGACCATGACGCTCACCTCGAGCGGTGGCTGGACGTTCAATGGCGGCAACACATTCACCCTGACCGCGAGCGCTTCGCACTTTGTCGCAGGCGACGTGGGCAGCGAGATCCACCTGAGCGACAACGACGGCCGCATCATCCGTCTGGCCATTAGCGCCTACACCAGCGCGACGGTGGTGACCGTTACGGCCAACCGCGACATCCCCACCGAGCTGCGCGCCACGTCCAAGACCGCCTGGTCGCACGCTCGCAAGAACTTTGCAGGGGTTTCGCACCTGGAAGGGAAAACCCTAAGTGTGCTCACCGATGGCCACGTTCATCCCCAGGTGGTGGTGGACTCTGGCGTCTTCACGCTCGACTACTGTGCGACTGTCGTGCATGCGGGGCTGCCGATCGAATCTGATTTTGAGACGCTCGACATGTCGATCCCCCAGGGCGAGACGGTGCGCGACAAGCAAAAGATCATCCCGGCGGTGCGCCTGCTGCTCGAAGAGTCCCGCGGAATCTTTGCCGGCAAGGATGCCGACAACCTGCTTGAATTCAAGCAGCGCTCGAGCGAGAACTACGACGACCCGATCACGCTGCTCACTGGCCTGGCCGAGATCCGCATCATCTCCAACTGGAATACCGGCGGGCGCATCTATGTGCGCCAATCTGACCCGCTGCCGCTGTCGATTCTGGCCGCGATCCCAGAGGTCACGGTCGGTGGGGCATAAGTACGCAGTCGTGCCGGCCACGCTGGAGCACGTCGAGCAGATGCTGCCCAACGTGCGCCAGGCCGACATCGACGAGGTCTTCGCAGCCAGCGGCAAGCCGGTAGCAGAGGTGCTGCCTACTGGCGTGCGCTGCTCGACCCACGCCTGGACCGGCACGGTCGATGGCCAGCCTGCGTGCATCTTTGGCGTGGTGCCCGCATCGGTGATGAGCGGAATCGGCGTGCCGTGGATGTTGGGTACCGATCTTGTTGAGGAACACGCAACAGCGTTTCTCAAGCGCAATAAGCGCTATGTAAAACAGATGCTTGGGGCATATAATTACCTGGTCAATTACGTCGATGATCGAAACGTCAAGGCGATTGCGTGGCTCAAGTGGCTTGGATTCACGGTGCAGGAACCGCAACCATTCGGAGTGCTCGGGCTTCCGTTTAGACGATTCGAGATGATGAGGACAGAACATGTGTGAGCCGATAACAGCAACCGCAGTAGCGTCAACCGCAGCCGCGTCGGCGACCGCAGCAACTGCAGCAACTGCAGCAACCGCAGCAACTGCAGCGACCGCTGCAACGACAGCAGCTACAGCCGCAACGACGTTTGGCGTAGCCAACACAACCTGGGCCGCACTGGGCCAGGCCGCAAGCCTGATCGGCACTGGCTTTAGCGCCATGTCTTCGATCCAGCAAGGCAAGAATGCACGAGCCACCGCTGAGTACAACGCCAAGATGGGCGAGATCAAAGCGCGTGATGTGATCAAC